GCCCTTTAGTTTTGCTTCTTAAGTTATTTCTTACGAGAAAGAAACGTTACTAATTGTAACTTCACCTAAGTAGTCTGCCGCGTTACCTAGAGATGACGCAGTGTTGTTTAGCTCAACATAACCGTAACGTGTCATGAATGAAACGGTAGGTTCGAATGTTGATGGATCTAATACAACGCCACTTGACATCAATGGAATGTATGGGCAGTAGAACGCTGCTGCGTCTGATTCGCTAGAACCTTTATAACCAATAAGAACAGGCTTAGTGTCTGCTGCATATGAATCAACATATACTTTCATTGCGTTATTAAGTGTACCAACTAACTTAGTGTTAGTAGGTGCTTCAAACGAACCTTCAGTAGTTCTTGCAAACGCTGAAGTAGTTGCTGACTGAAGAATTGTTAACGCATATGGCGAAACAACAGCCCAGTTACCAGCACCACGTCTTGTACGCTGTGCAATCTTGTTAGCAACACGGTTGATTAGAACAGCCAATGCAGCGTGTTCGTCACCTACGAATGTTGCAGTACCACTTACTGCTGCTTGATTGTACGCTTCTTCAGTTGCAGCCAAAGAACGTAGAGATGCTAGGATCTCTTGATCAATTTCAGCGGTAATTTCTTGTGCCAAAGCAGCCATGATTTCTGCTTCTACGTCAATGCCGTGCTGTGCTTGAGCATCTTGCGCAGATTCAAAAGTCCAACGAGCACTCAACTTACGAGTTTTCGCTTCGACTGTTTGTTTCAAGATTTGAATGCTTAGTCTGTTACCAGCTGAGCCTTCTAAAGCAGCAGTTGCATTTGCTCTACCAGCATCTGAACCTGCTTCATCACCTGAATAACCAAGTGCAATCTTGAATGGGCTTAGAGCCTCTTCACCAGCAGTTGCGTCATCAGCAGTATCTGAATAACGTACTCTTAGTGTGTGGATCTGTCCCACTGGACCAGTCATTGGTTGAACACCAACGATATCGTTAGCGATCACTGTTGGCATAACACGTCTGATTACTGGAAGAATCACACGGTTTAATGTTGCTACATTACCGGCAGAAGTTGCACCAGCAGTTGCAGTCTCAGCCAAATACTTACGAGTATTCTCTAGGGTTGAGTCCATAACGGCTTTCTTTGTGCCTTGAAGGCCTTCTAGAAGTGCAGTTTTAGTTTCCTGCCAGCGACCTGTTAATAGTTCTGACATTTTTTTCTCCTTAAAAATTAAAGTCCCGCTAGACGACGAATGTCAATTACTTTCTCGTCACCGTCTGCGTTTTTACTAACGTTAGTTTCTCTATTGCCTGTTACTTCTTTGCCTTCTGTTAATTGTGCCTTCTGCTTCGCTGGAGTTTTACTGTCGATAACTGACGGTAAGTATTTGTCAAATGCAGAACGTAGTTTTGCAGTTTGAACTGATTCCAGTAAATCTGTCATGATCTCTTTCTGATCCTTGCTTAAAGGAGCAGTAAGTTCATTAATTGTGTCTTTGCGTTCTGCTTCGTTAAGAATTTTCTTAATTTCTGCATTCTTTGCTTCAACAATAGTTTCCTTTTCAGATGCCTCAGCCTGCGCCTCTGCTAATTGCTTATCTTTAAGTGATAACACTTTCATAAGTTTAGCGGTTTCAGACTTTTCGTTGAGGTAACTGTTAGTGTATTCTGAAGCAAACGCTTCAAATAGTTTGCGACCGAAGTCATTTTTACGTGCTTCTTCAATATCTTCTTTCAATTGGGTCATCTCTAAAGTTAGAGCCTTGCTAACTGTTTCGGATACTGCTTTAGCACTTCTATCGATAAAGCTCTTACGAACTTCGGCGAATTTAGTTTTGGCTTCTTTAACAAGTTTAACCTTGGTTTCTGCCAAATCTTTTTTGTCTTCATAAAACTCTGCAATTTCTTTTGCAAGTGATTCTACAACAAATTCTTCAAGTTTGGAAAACTTATCAGCAATCGCTTTTTGGTCTTCGTGTAACTCAGAAACTTCTTTCTTTAAAGATTCCATAACAAAACCTTTAAGTAGATCTGCATTTTCACGCATTGCAACAGCATACTTAGCTTTCGCTTCGGCTAACTGTTTACGATCATCAGCAAATTCTTCAATTTCTGAAGCAAGACGTTCAGAAACCATTGTATCAATAGCCTCTACCATCGTTGCTTTGTCATGCTCATATTTTTGAGCAAATTCTTCACGAAGTTCAGCGGTAACTGCTTGACGATTTTCTTTAATCTTTGCGTCCCATGCTTCTTCAATTTGTGTACGCACTTCTTCAGAAACAACATCGTTTTCGAATAAAGTTTTTAGTGCATCCAACATATTATTCTCCTCTTTATTGGAGTCTGTTGATTATATTAATCAAAGATTCTTTTAAGTACTTTTGTGCCTTTGGATCGTGTTTTGTTGCCTGTGCTAATTCATATGCCTTATGACCACCACGTGCATTCATTAAATGCTCATAGATTGGTGTAGGATAGGCGCCCGGAGCACTTGGTTGTGCTACAACGTCTACCGTAATAATTTCAAAGTCGGAAACTTCACCGCTTCCTTCTACTACGTTGCCAGAACCTCTAGAGCTGACGCCAAGTTTGACGCCAGACTCTAGCATAGTTTTGACTAACTGCCCCATTGGGGTAGGTAAAATTTTCATCTTTCCATAACCGTTTGGTCCGTCCATCCACATTTCTGTGATCATGTGCGAAACACGGTCAAGATTGATATTAAGACCTTCTGGATGATCTACT